TTAATTATTCCTACTAATTCATCAGCGCATTTTTTAGCTATTCTATATGTTAATTCATCATAGATATATCTTAAGAATGCTTCTCCTCTTAAATCTACAACTTCATCTGATAGAGATATCCATTTTTTAATTGATACTGGTGTTAATGTTACAACACCTAAAACTAGGCTCTCTTCACTTACTGCGCTTTGACCTTCTGTATGTACTGTAGCACCATCTGCTGATACTTCAAATTGTACCTTTAAATTTCCTTTTACAGAGATTGTTCTTACTAATCTCATCAATTCTTCTCTTTCCCATGCAGTTTTAACTATGTCATAAACCATATCTGGAACTTCTACTGTTGCACTATTTCCTGTTGCGTATCCTCCTGTTGTTATTAGAGCTCTTAATTCCTTGTCCTCTCCTGTTTTAACATACTCAGCGTATGCATCAATATACTCTTTTGAGTTTCTAAATTCTTTTTCCATTTTTCTTTCTTCCTTTCTTTCCATTTCTTTTAAAGTTTCTAAGCTTCTTTGCTCGATATTTTCAGTGTCTTTTATCAAGCTTCTTTCTTCTTCAGGCGTAATTGTGCCATCTTCTTTAGTTTCTTCTTTTGCATCTTCTGTTTTAGCTTTTTCTTCTTCGTCTGCTTTAATTTCAGCCATTCTTGCTTCAAGTTCTTCTTCTGTTGTTGCAGACTTAATTAATTCTTGCTTTTCTTCTAGTGTCATTTTCTTATCCTCCTTCTAAAAAAATAAACGGTTCTACCACCGCTTCTATAAAACTCTATTTTGTTTCTACCAACAAAAAAGAAATTAGTTCTACCACCAATTTCTTTATCGAGATTATAAACTTAACAAAACTAATGCTTTTTTCTTTTCAAACTCAAGTTTTTTATGAGCTTCTTTTTGTTCTTCATATTTGCGTTTTTCTTCTTCGTATTCTTCTTTGTTTCTTGCATAAATTTCTGTAGATTCATATGCTGGAACGTCTACAACAGATACATCAAATATTTTGTCAAACGCTAATATTCTCCTTGTGTCTGTGTCATAGTCGTACTCTTCTGATTTTACTGTAAATGCAAAACTCATTTTACTTAATACTTTTTCTTTTATTAAAGTAAAAATGTCTTTATTAACAGATGTTTCAGGTAATTTTGCTCTTATTTTTAAACCATGTTCATCGATATTAAATTGTAGACTTCCGCCTCTTGTTCTTGCCATTGGAAGTACGCTATTTTCATGGTTGTACTTCATAACGATGTCTGACATGTCAGCACCTTCAAATGCATTTCTATCTATTACTTCCTTCATATATCCTAAGTCTGTAACACTATCAAATACAGCTGCATATCCTTCTACTGTCATTTCTTCATTATCTAAAGCTCTCATTTCTACAAGTCTAATTTCCTTCATTGCCTTCACCTCCTTGATATTCATTTGCAATACTTGAATCTATATTGTTCAAGCTTTGTATGATTTTTCTGCCTTCTTCTCCTCCAATTGGTGCTAATTCTAAAATTTCTCTTGCTTCATCTTTTGTAATCATTCCATAGCTTGCTACAACTCGAATCATATTAATTTTTTGACTTAATGAAGCATATTGTAGTCTATGTGTTGTAAATATTATTCTATTGCCTTCTTTGATAGCCTGCTCTTTAAATATCGCGTATGTAAATGCTTGTTCTAATTGTATTGACAAAGGCTCAATTACGCCTTCAAAAAATGCGTTCCATTTTTCTGGAGTATAGTCATTTCTAACTATAGCCTCGCTTATTCCGAAATAGTCATATATATTGCTATTAACTCTTTTTAATTGTTCATCATCAAGAGTTATAGGTTTCATATTAATATCTTGAAATGTCGCCTTTGAATCTAGCGCTGCAATTCCTGAGGAATTTCCAAGTCCTAAAAAGTCTTTTACAAATCTATCGCGACTATCTTTTAAGTCTCGTGGTTTTAATTGTGCGTTAGTAAAATTCAATATTCCTTTTAAGCTATTACTCATTTTAATTGCATTTTTTATTCCTTCGGATGATGTGTGTGCTGTTTCTAAATCTGTATTCAATACTTTATTACCATCACCCCAGAAATCATCCTCATTATAGAATCTTCTTAGATGTATTAAATCGTTATATGGTAATGTATATGATTTATTATTAACAAATTTGAATCTTAAAAAAACATTTCCTTTTTTATCTTGATACAATTTATCTTCATAACTTAATATAGGATAGAAACCTTTAATCATTCCGTTAGAATCTTTTTTAATGAATACGAATGCGTTATTGTATGTATATAGTTGAGAAACTATCTTATAAATAAAATCATATGTATTCATAATTTCGTTTGGTCTGTTTTGCAACATAAAATTAATGTCACCTTTTATTGGATGGTTTACATCGTTTTTAATGTGTTTTGGCGTTAATTTCGAAGCATGAGTTGCAATTCTATCTATTGCTGTTCTTGCTACCTTACTATCATATACATTTTTGCCCCACAAACTAAAAAAGGCCTCATATCCATTTAAAACCTTATATGTATTCATTTCTTTTAATGTTTCTTTTTTTCCAAAAATTGTTTCGAATAAACTCCTTCTTTCCATTTCATTCCCCCTGTAAATTTAGATATTCATTCAATTTATCGTAAAGAACACAATAAGCAATTATCAAGCTAACCGCTCCATCTATTCTTGCTCTTTGTCTTTGTCCTTTTACTGGTCTAATATTGTCGTTGTCATCGCGCTTTACTGCTGTATTGCATAAGCACCATTTTAAAATTGGATTATTATTATAATTAACTTTTTTTTCAATTAAATCCGCTTCTAATTGCTTCATAGGATTTGACATTGTTTTTGCTCCTTGCCTTATTTCTAGCATTTCAAATCCATTTTCTTTCATTTCATCTACCCAATAATTTGAGTTCCATGGATCATAACCTATCCACAATGGAGCTATTTCATATTCATTTTTCATATTAATAAACCATTCTGTAACTTTTGAATAATCAACTTTCGCTCCTTCACACACTGTTACAAGTCCGCGTTTCTCCCATTTATCATATGGAATCTTATCATCTTTAATTTTAAATTCTAGTCTTTCAGAAGCTATAAAATATTGCTGTAGTAAATATTTTTTTTGATTTTTAACTATCAATAATGTTGCACATGTTAAGTCTGTTGTACTTGACAAATCAACTCCACCTACTGCATACGTATCATATATCGTGTTAATATCAAATTCTTCTTCATTATTCACTATATCGAATGATAGCCATTTATCTTGCTCATTCTGTCTTATATTAAAATCTTTACATAATAAATTAACTAACTCTGTTGGATTATTTTTTGCTCTGTTTACTTTGTCTCGCAAGTCTTTTATATTTTTAATTGTTCCTAGTCCGAGGATTTGCTTTATACCACTTTTTTTCATCTTGCCACTCATCTGGTGAATCTAGCTCATAAATTATTGGTAGCACTGTTTCGTCTACTGTCTGGCTTAATCCTTCATAACCTGCAATTAAATCTGAAAAATATTCATATTCATTATCAAATACGCTCTCGCGAACTGTTCCCATGGTGGATGTTTCAAGTAACATCGGCTGTTCTCTTGCTGACATTGAATCATACATTACGTCTAACAGGTTTTTATCCTTCCATGCATGTACTTCATCTGCAATTACAAAATGAGCATTTAATCCATCAAGGGAATTACTATCACTTGCTAACGCCTTCATATAGCTTTCTGTTGCATCATAATATAATCCACCAACTAAACATCTTATCCTTTTTGCAAGTACAGGGCTTTTTTTAATCATCCTTTTCGATTCATCCCATACAACTTTTGCTTGTTCTCTTTTTGTCGCTACAGAATATATTTCTGCTCCGCCCTCTCCATCTTTAGTCAACATATAATTAGCTAGTCCACTATCCATTGTTGACTTTCCATTTTTTCTTCCTATAAATAGAGCACCTTTTTTATATTTCCTAGTTCCTGTATCTTTATCTACGAAACCAAACAGCGCTTGGATAAATGCTTTTTGAAATAACTCTAATTTAACAGGTTGTCCAGCCCACTTACCTTTTGAATGTTTGCAAAATTTTTCAATAAATTCAATTGGCAGATTTCCTTTTTGTTCATTAAATATATATGTATGTATTTCTTGTTCTTCTGTAATTTTATTTAAAAAAGAAACCTTGCGAGGTTTCTTTAAATCTTGTACTAATTTTTTATACGTTACTAATACTTTATGATTTACCTTGTCTGGATTTTTAAGTAAATATTTGTAATATTCTTCTATATATGTCATTGTCCACCACCAAATTTATCAAATTCATCATCTTTAGAATCTTGGTTTACTGGCAACATATCATTTAACTGTTTTATAACACTTGTATAATTTTTTATTGTTGTGTTATAGCTTTTTAATGCTGGATTTTCTCTATCAATATCATAAGAA